GATCGTGTCTGGGGACCTCGAGTCGGCGACCGACCTATTCGACGGTGAGTTCGCTGAAATCGCCATGCGTAGACTCGTTGAAATTGATCCTGAGTTAGGTGAGGACGATTTCAAGAGTATGAAGCGCTTTACTACCCGAGCAGATCTGAAGTTCGAGGACGCCGCGTTGTTGATGAACCTGGGGATGGATGAGGTTACGCGGGATCTACGTCAGAAACGAGGTCAGCTCATGGGAAGCATCCTGAGTTTCCCTATCCTGTGTCTTGTGTCCCTCACGGCTGTTCTCTACAGTAAGCCCGGCCTTGTGTCGGCGTTGGAGACCCGTATTCCGGGGAGCGAGAGATTGGATTTTCTCAGGAAGCTCAAGGGGGTAGGCGTGAATGGAGACGACGTGGTCTTCTGCGCAGGCGATGGAGGCGAGGGGTGGGTGGAGGGTGTTGGAGCCGTAGGTGGCAAGGTCTCACGTGGAAAGTCTCTGAGAGGGAAGGACAGTTTCACGGTGAACAGCGAGCTTTGGATGCGCAAAGATGGTGAATGGCATCCTCCTTGCGAGATCAGACCATCGCTCTGGACAGGGATCATGGGAGGACGCAAGGCTTCTCCCGACCTCATGTGGTACCGACTCATTGATAGCCAGTTCCCGCTATCACAGGAGTTGCGTGAGGTTATTGTGTCCAGGTGGCGGCTCCGTCTACCAACGAGTTTGGGTGGTGTGGGGATTCTTCGCGAATATAGACCTTATGAAGTTGGCAAGGCTATATGGTTGAAATCTCAAGTCAAGAAGAGATCTCTAAGGATCGCACCGTGCTTCGATGTTAAGGTCAAGAAGGTTGACAAACACGTAGCTTGGATCCCGAAGAAAGAGGCCCCACTCATCCGGCGACTCACCCAGAGGTTAGTAGGGTTAGAAGGCGTTCCTCATTGGACTGAAAAAGGTCCCGAAGTTGTAAGAGGAAAATTCCGCCAAGAATGGAAGATGACGACCAATGATGAGTTGTTGACGCAGAGGAAGGCGTACTATCATTGGTTCGATATGAAGGAACGCGGTTACCAGCGTGCCATCATCCCAAATGAGTTCACTTGGGTTTCTCCGTTCGAGGTTAGTGTGAGGGAATTCCCATTCAAGGGCGCTTCTAGACCCGAAGACTCGACCGTCGACTCCATGCCGGTTGGCAACGACCTACTGTGGATGGGCGTAGGGGCGGACAGGTGGAAGAGGTGGAAACGGGGGTTCACACAAGAGGTCAGATACGAGATCTGAGCGTGAAGTGATGCCAGAGAGGCAGCGATGAACGCCATCTGCGGGACTGTGTTTCCGGTTGCTTTCCTACCGTAAGGTTAGCTTTGAGGGGGAGACATGGGTCACCCCGCAGATGCCAAAAAGTCAACGAAACCGGCGTCCGGTTGTTTCGATGCTCCAAGAAGAGAGTGAAGGGGTGTTAATCCCTAAGAAATGACTGGACGTCACATGATGTGACAATAAAAAAAAAAAAAAAAA